CGTAGCAGAACCTAACAAAACTAAGCGGAATTGATCGAAACGAAGAAGAAATAATGGAAGTCTCCCTGCAAGACGCTATCTTGCTCGAGCGAGTGGTTGACCCCAACTCGCATGAGTTTAAGGAGCTGCTTAGCAAGCTAGTCAGGAAGGTGGACGAAGGGGTTACGAGGGCTGAGAAGCTGAACAAGATAGGCACAGATACGAAGTTCGTATTGCCCTATAGGGGCGATTCGGATACGGAGTTAGACGTCGAGTCTAGGCTGCCTGTGCGGTTCTCCGATAGGGGGGTCTACCGGAATGGTGCCGCCTCGCTGGCCTTTTCCGCGGCGGACTTGCTAGACCTGATTGCCCAGTCATCAGGACGCAGGCGGATGACTGCCTCATTGGTAGTGTCTGCCGAACACTCTTTCCTCCGTGAAGCCACAGTGTCTGCTGGAAGTGCTTCATCGGTAATATATTACTGCGGTCGAGAGAATTTGTACTCGCAGTGCGCGTCGTTGGCGGACAAACTAGAAACGATGATATTCGACCATACGACCGTGAATATGCCCGTGGATGAGCTATTGAACTTCGCATACCACGTCGGTGCGCGTGTTGTTGATGGGGTGTTTCCGTACCATGTGGCCGCACGCAGGGGTTGGGATACCGTTGCCGGGTTGGGAAAGTGGTCTTACACACACTCTAATCATCATATTGTTATCGGACCGGACGATGATCCGTCACGGCTCTTGAAGTATGAACGTGGAGCATATATGAAGTTCTTAGAACCCAGTACGTGGAGTGGGCGCTCCAAAGAGTATTTCTACGAGATACGAAAATGTCAGAATGGCCTGGCTACGTATAGGGCTGTTTACGTCGGTGATGAGTTGCCGCCTGGCGAGCGGTTTGCATCGTTCAAGTTTCCAGTGGTGACCTCGGAAGATATGGTGTTGGTGACGATAAACAGGGAGCTAGCCGCAGGCAGCTTTGTTTCTCGGTCGAATAATGCACGTGAATTGGCTGAGTTGTCGAAGAACTATGCTATTGAAGTCAGGAAGGAGCTGTTCAGCTCCGCCGTTACATACATCATGTCATTGCAGAAGGATCAGGATATCGTTGGCAATGCTATCAGGTATATCCAACAACACAACTATGTTGATCTGGTGGAGGGGGTTAGGGTGATTCGGTGCCCGTCACTCGGCTACGCCGATGCATTGTGCGTTGCCATAGTGTGTGCGCTTGTCGCTTTCGACTTCCGGTGGAAGTTAACAGCTGAGAGTGTCCCGATCATTAGGAGGTCTGTGGCCGTGACAAAGATGGTCGAGCACACCCCTTTCGGCGCGCTGGGACGTATCGCTTGGTTGTTCGGTGCATATGTGCAGGATACTACTGAGTCGTTCACGGGTAGGCTGCACGCTCGTGCCGCGGAGGCCTTCTATGGGTCCGAGTACATTCCGGGTGTATGTTATGACGTCTATATGGACTCGTCGTATCAGATGGACGGGCAATGGATGGAGCCGCACTTGCTCCAGTTGAAGGGTGCGGACTACGATAGGGAGACTTTGCTGAGCGCCCGGGATCCGTTCATAGGGTTCTTTGGGGACAATGTAGACACCAGTGCCCCGACTGCCATTCCGGTGCAAGAGAAGTCGCTTGGAGAGAAAATGTATAGTCCACCGCCGTATGTGCCCAATACGGTGACGGATCCTATAGCCGCCATGCAGGAGGCCATGGATATCGCGTTCCCGGGGAATTCCACAGCACAACTGCAGAACGTTGCAGAGTTGCGTAGGGTCAGGGACGTTAACATCAATACCGAGTTCTATGGTAAGGTCGAGATCAACAAGGACATTTCTGCGCCAGAGCAGTTGCATAGAGATATGCCGCTTCGGACGTCAGCGTTGCCGTCATCCCGTACGCCGTTGCTGGATGCTATCATGGCATCGGCAAAGAGGAATTTTAATCCTCCGGATCTCCAGATGCAGACTGCTGTTTTTAGCTATGCGAAGGAGTTGGCTGAGGAGTTTATTTCAAATTGTTTCGTCGAGGGATACAATGATACCTTAAGGAAGGCTTACGAGAAGGATCCGATAACGTTTAACTTGACTGATTACATGGCCTGGCTCGCGAACAAAGACACTAGGTACCGCACGGCCTTGGAAGCCGAGTGTCCGCAGGAAATGGTTGAGCTTGAGTTGGACAGGTTCGACACGATTATAAAGAAGCGGATAAAGCCTAAGTTAAGTACGCTTGCGCAACATGAATTAGGTCAGCCCCAAGTTATAGTGAGTTTGTCGAAGAAGGATACAGCGCCGTTCACCAGTGTTCACAGGCGGCTGTTCGAGAGGCTGGATGCATCTTTGAGGCCTCAGTTCAAGAGTGCCGGCAGGCTGTCAGATGACCAGATTTCCGAGTGGCTTACTGAGAATCAGCCCCATTTGATCGCGTCCGTGGCCGCTGAGTTGGACTCTGGGAAGTACGATAAGTCGCAGAATCTGTTGGCGCGGCTTATTGAGGCGTTCGTGCTGGAGGCAATGGGTCTGGATCCTGGAGTGAACGAGATACACAAAGACTCATATGTGGGCAGGGTCTCTAGCCGTGCGTTGGGTTTGGCCTTTTCCTCGTATTATCAGATGAAGTCCGGGGCGCCCGATACGATGCTGGGGAATATAATATACAACATGGTGTCCGCGGGCAGGTCGGTCGGCTATAAAAATATCAAGTTCTTCATAGTAAAAGGTGATGATAATGTCCTGTGGTTTGTCTCTGGCACCAATATGTCGTTAGCTACGTCGAAGATGTCGAGCCTCTTCAATCTTGATGTTAAGTTGATCGAGGGAAGTGTGATATATTTTAGTTCTGGGTATCTCTTGTTCTTCGATGACAGGGGGTATTTTGCTCCTGACCCTTTGAAGCTTTTGGAGTTGCAAGGGGAGGCGGGCGCCTCGCCTGAGGTGCTGTCTGCGCAGTTCGAGTCGTTCAAGGACAGGTGTAGGTCGTATACGCGGCATCATCAACTACCTCGTGTACTGGAGATGGCCGTGCGTGCGCGACATTCGAATCCTGAAGTGCCGGTTGTGTCTTTGATTGACGCGTTCTTGGCGGTCTCGGTTGATTACGAGGCGTACAAGCGACTGAGGTCGTATGTAAAGTAAAACGCGGTTAGCCGCTTGTTCATAACATTCTACTAGTTGTTCGTCTGTGCCATGTTTGTGGCTCAGTGGGTGGATTACCTTTAAGCGAAAT